GGCGGGTCGTCCGGCGGCGAGCTTCTCATTCAAAGGGTCTGGTTTCGCGCCTGCACGCACGCGGCGGCCGCCTCGGTTGGTGCCGTCTGTAGACATGAAGCCATCTCCGCTGGATACAGTAGACGTGATCGCTAGAATTAACTGGCAGTAGAATTCGACCAGCTTGGATCGCTCAACGCGCATGAGCGCAGGAGGAGACGCATGTGTCAGTCAGAACTCGCGCAATCGAGTACTTGCGTTACTTGCTGATCTGTTCGATACCCCCGCTTATAGGTTGGTGGATGCGCTTGAACCCCGTCCAACTATACGGCAATGAAGCGCCACCCAGTAACCCTTTTATTGAAATATCGTGGGCGTTACTGGCTCTAGGGTTTGGCACTGGATTGCTGTTTATTCCAATTCACTGGGTGGCTGCCACTGCAGACGCCTTCCGTGTAGTGAAATTACCCACCATGGTATGTATCTCGCTTGCTTCCACCTTCGTCACATCTGCATTCATTTCTCCTGGAGACTTTATCGAGTATCTGCAAAGCAAGGGCCTCTTGTGGGTTTGTCTCGGTATGACGATTACGTGCGCAACAGTTTTTTGGCGCTTTTACAGTTTTCGCCGCAGCGCAAAGCCCAACAGGGGCGGCACCGCAGATAGTGCCACCCCTGCCGCGTCAGGTGCTTCTAGTGAGAGCGAGTGAAGAGGTAGTTAGCAAACGCTCTCACGCACGCTTGCCGTTCCTCCTGGCTAGAGTTTCCAGCGAGTTCAAGCAGCCCTCCGTAGAACCCCTCGAGGACACCGTTCATTCTGCTCCAGGTCGTGTCATAGAGCGAATCAACTGAGGAGTAGTCAAGCCCGTCATGTTCGTAGACGCTGTAGCGGTTCGCGGTGACAATACTCAGATAGTACTGTTCCATGGAATCAGACAGAGATCGGATGCCATTGTTGCCGCGTCCTTGAATCGTAGGAACCAATGCGATAGCGTCTGCATCGTCACAGATATCAGTGAAGTTGCATGATACTCCTAACGCGTTTGTGTCAATACCAGCGTTGATAAAGTACGTTGCCGGGTAATCTGGGTCGGCTCCGATGAGAGCATTTGCTGCTCGCGTGCGATTTAGATGAGGATGTGCCTGCATATATCGACGCAGGTCATTCATGCCAGTCGCAAGATCTCCTGCCCAGCCTGCCCAGTGATCCGGTGTCAGGGTTGTGTATAGGTAGCAGTACAGAGTGTAGGCCATGGGCGAGATCGTTCTTGCCGTGCCGATGAGTATCGGTGAACGGTGTTCTCTGCTCACCAATGTAGGGTTCAAGACTGTTAACCAGTCCAGGGTGCGAATTCTTCAGATACAACTCAAATGAAATATCGTTGAAGGTACTTGCCGCGATGGAGAATTTCCAATGCTGCAAATAATCCCGTGCTAGATACCGCAGCACACCGGGCACAATATCACTAGGGCGATAGTCTGGATGCGTCGCATAACTCGCCCAGTCACCTGCGGAATAATCAGAATATGCATCCTCTAGGCTTCGAATCAACGGTAAGACCCGCGTGAATGGCGTAATCGCATTCAGGCTGGGCACGGGAGGTGCCTGATATGGCACAGTCGGCTGCGGATTCGTGCCTGAGGATAGAACCGATCCAACCGCAGCGATCCGTCCAGAAAATGCTACCCGGTCGAGATCCCATTTCCCTCGGTATCCACTGATTTCGTGGAACTGGTCGAAGACCCAGTTGTGTGGGATCGGGAATCCGAGGTTGCCTGAGAATCCGGTGGACATGTCGGAAACAAACGAGGCCACGCTGTAGCCTGCCTGAGCTACTCGAGTGCAGATGTTACGCGATGCGTAGACGCCTACTCGATAGCCGCCGCCAAGATTCTGCGTGACCGCTTTGAAATAGGGCAGGATGTTGCTGGTTACTTCGGGATCTGTGGCATCGTAGTCCACTGCAAAGTAGATGACCGTGGGTGGCACACCAAGTCGCTGGGCAGCGGCTTGGGCTTCCTTCGCATGACGGTGCCCAGTATCGGCGGTAAAGTGCCTAAGCGCTGTTGAGTACTCCTGGAAGATCGGGAAATACTGCAGCCCATGACTCACGATGCGTTCTAGCTCACCCGTGCGTAGCGCCTTAAAGTAGTCTGATTCAGCTACGTCCTCTTGACCAGGCTCTGAAAGATAGCGACCCGCGATCAGGTAACCATCTGCCTTAAGGTGCTCGGCGAGTTCGTCAGTGATCTCGAAACGTGTATCACAAGCCACACACGCACGGTTGGGGTCGCCTTTAGAGGTCAGAAGGCTCATCCAGGTCGTTGGATCAACCACCTCGGTCACTGGCAGAGCGTGTGCTTGCTGGAACTGCCTCAATATGTTTTCAACTTCGCTATTCCATGTGCTGGTTGGCGTGATTGAGTAGCCGTTACTGACCAGACTCACAGTAGCTAGCCATACCCACTGGTTAGCGCCGCTACTAATTGTCCGTAGCTTGGAGCGAGTGCCAGCACCAAAATTCCCGGTGGCTTCGGCAGGTGTGTACCCTTCGATTGCTTGGAGTACCTGGATTAGAGCCATGTTCATTTCACGCCCGTACAAGCCATCAGTGGGAATGATGCCCGTATAGTTCTTGTACTCACGGTTGATCGCTTGCTGCGCATCACGAATGGCTTGCTTCTCGCCATAGGCCGAGAGGAGCCGGAACTGCTTCATCGAAAGCAGTGCCATCATCAGCTCAAGGTCGATCGTGGAAACTGGTGCCACCGATTCCAATGTCGGACTTGAGGGCAACAATCGAGTCTGCCACGTGGTCGGTGAACTGAAGAGTAATGCCGCCGTACTCGGCCCGGTATCCCTTGCACCACAGGGCGCCCTGGATGATTCCATGCACGTTCGACTCATCGTTGGTCTGCTTGATCCCATCGGGCCAACGGTTCGTGAACCGTGTTTGTGTACCGGTACCGAAGTTGTTCGCGGTAGCGGTGATACCGAGTTCGATTTGAAGGGCGCGGATGAGCGCGTTGATTGTATCCCAGCCAGTGTTGCCGGTCTCTTCGACTGAGCCGAAGCCGGTTTTATTGCCGAAAGTTGCGTTCAGCCACTGCTGTGTTTTCAGCACCATCTGATCTGCCATGATTCCTCCTTCTAGAAGTCAGTTGTTAACTCACGGCAGACAAACGCCTGCCATGGAGGGATTCACCACACCGGTTTGGCTGCCCCGGAGTTGTCCGCCCTCATCTGTACGTCCCTGGGAAACCCAAAACCGGACGGATGGCGCAAGAAAACCGTGCAAGCATCAGTAGAGATTCGTCCCTCACTGGTACTGCCGACAAGCCACGAAGTGTTAATACCTCGTTCGATTCGGAAACTTTGCGCGCGGTTGGCCCCGCCCGCTGACCCGCCGAAGAGTCGTAGAGACTAGACGGCCCCAACCCCTTCGCCAGCACCGCGAAGTTGCCCAGTGTCCGCCGAACAGCGTAGAGGTCGGCAATCTGAGGTTCCACGGTCTCGGCGCGACAGCGGGCGACGTGGCGCAGATGTCAGTAGGTGTAGACCCTGGGTGCTTGTCTCCATCGGTCGCCGTCGAGCGCCGACTGTCGGGAGTGGCACGGCTTACACAGGCTGCGGAGGTTACTCATGTCGTGGGTGCCGCCGTGCTCCAGCGGGATGACGTGGTGGACTTCCTGCGCCGGGGTGTACCGGCCGGTCGCGAGGCAGTCCTCACACAAGGGGTGGGCGGTGATGTAGGCGGTGCGGATCTTGCGCCAGCGGACACCGTAGCGCCGGTTGATCTTCGGGTCACGCTGCCACTTGCGGTAGCGTTCGTCTTCGGCCTTGGCGTGGGCTTCGCAGAAGCGTTGGTGGGTGAGGTTCGGGCAGCCGGGCTGGGAGCACGGACGCGCAGGCTTGACCGGCATCCCGCACGCTCCTTTCGCTGACATGGCAAAGCCCCAAGGCTCCCAGCCTGTCGCCGGGCTTGCCTTGGGGCTTTTCCTACTTTTCAACCACCTACATCATTGCAGGCCGGAAACGGTAAATGCATCCGCTGTTCTTGACACCTTTTGGCGGCTGGGTTCACGCCGCCTGCCCATACAGCGCCGACGCCAAGCGTCCCAGCGCACGCGACTTCTTCTGGTAGGCGCTGGTGCGCTCCACGTAGAAGTGGTCACACACCGCCTGCACCGCATCATCCTGAGAGCCTTCGCCGAGAAAGAAGGCTTCGAGGACGAACCTGTCGTCGTCGGTGAGCAGCTGCCAGGCGGGCAGGAACCACGCCATGTACTCACGCGCCTGCCCGTAGCGGGCACGGTAGATGTCGATCCGATCCAACGTGGCCGCCACACGCATCTCCCCAGCATGCAGATCCGTGTGACGCGGCAGACCGTCCAGCTTCGGCGAACCCGGACTGGTCGCATCAGTGTAGGCGGTCTTGATCGCCTCGTCGGTGGTGTCGATGATCTGCTCCATCACGGCGAAGTCCTGCAATGCGCTGATGGCGGCTTTGCGGGTGTCGAGGTATTTGGTCATCACATGCATGACGACTCCTTCCTGAGGGTGGTTGAAAATTCGGTGGCGACCGCGTCGATCAACGCGGCCTGAGTCATGTCCTTCGCCTCCAAAGCACCCAGGACGGCCTGGTCGAGGGTGCCGGTGGCGGCAAGGTGGGTGATGGTGACCGGATCGGCCTGCCCTTGCCGATACAGCCGGGCGTTGGTCTGCTGATACAGCTCCAAGCTCCAGGTCAGCGAGAACCACACGAGCAGGTGCCCACCGGCCTGCAGATTCAACCCATGCCCAGCGCTCGCGGGATGGATCAGCCCGAGCGGGATGTCGCCCCGGTTCCACGCCGCAATATCCGCCGATATTCTAAGTTCGCGGGCGTCCGGGAAGCGGCGCTGGATGCGTTCGCGGTCGTGTCGGTACCAGTAGGCGACGAGGACGGTTTGTCCGTTGGCGGCTTCGAGGATGTCTTCGAGGGCGTCGAGTTTCGCCCCATGCACCTCGACCGTCTCGCCATGCTCGTCGTAGATCGCGCCCGAGGCGAGCTGCAGCAGTTTCCCCGACAGCGCGGCTGCGTTCGCGGCATCCACTACCTGCCCATCCAGATCAACCACCAGGTCGGCCTTGAGCTGCTCATACACAACTCGTTCTTGGGCTCCGAGCACCACCGGTGTCGTGGTGACGGTCAGTGGTGGGAGTTGGAGGTGGTCGGTGGTGCGCATCGACAACGTCATGTCGGCGATCGCCTCGTAGATCTCGTCCTCCGCACCCTCGCGGGGCTTGTAGGTGAACACCTGCATCCCGTTGCGCTTGTCCGGGGTAAACCAGCGGTCGCGGTACCGGGTGATGAACCTGCCGAGACGCTCCCCGCCGTCGAGGAGCCGGAACTGCGCCCAGATATCCATCAGCCCGTTGGAGGCTGGGGTGCCAGTCAGGCCGACCCAGCGCTTGACGTGCGGGCGCATCTTCACCAACACCGTGAACCGCTTCGCCCGATGATTCTTAAACGAGGACAGTTCGTCGATGACGACCATGTCGAACGGCCACGCCTCACCCAACTGGGAGACGAGCCAGGGGATGTTTTCGCGGTTGATGACGGTCACCATCGCCGACTTGGCGAGTGCCGCCAGCCGGTCTTGCTTGGTGCCGACAGCGACTGCCACCGATAGACCTTGGAGGTGGTCCCACTTGGCTACTTCGGCAGGCCAGGTGTCGCGGGCGACACGCAACGGCGCGACCACGAGAACCTTGCTGACGGTGAAGTAGTCGAGCAGCAGCTCCCAGATCGCCGTCAGAGTGATTGCACTCTTGCCGAGTCCCATGCCCAGGAGGATGGCAGCCTCGTCGTCGTCGAGAATGAACCGGGTGGCGGTCTGCTGGTAGTTATGCGGCCGGTAGTGCATCAAGCACCTCCTTGATGCCATCCACCGAGTCGACAACCAGCGCGGTGAAGCCGTGGGCGCGCAACTGGTTCATCCGACGGCGCTGGATCGGCCGAGGCTTCTTGCCGGGGGCTTTGACTTCGACGAAGACGACCTGGCCCCCCATCAGGCATAGCCGGTCAGGTACGCCCGTGGTTCCAGGGCAGACAAGCTTCCAGCACAAGCCCCCGGAGGCTTCAATGGCCTTTTTGAGCTGGGCTTCGATGTGGTGTTCGTTCATGGTCACTCCTTGAGTGGTTTTCCACGGGGTGACGACTGGTGACGGGTGGATCTGAACTTTTCTGAAGGCGATATTTTTATGGCCTTAGTAATAGTTCAATACCGATCGTCACCGGTCGTCACCCTCATCGGGTTTAGCTGTTGAACTCGCTGGTCAGAGCCAGTCCGTAGACGTACATGCCGTGCTTGGACTTGCGTCGTTCGAACCCGGATTGTTCGAGAGTGGCGTTGAAGTCGACCATGGGACGCGCCCACCCGCTGGTGGACAGTGCCCACGCCCGGTAGGTCTGGTACAGGTCACCTGCCCGTTCGGATAGGGACGGGTCCACCTCGCAGCGGGCGTCGAGGAACTGGGCAAACCAGTCGTTGTCCTCCCGGTAGGCGGCTGAGGCCTCGACCACCTGGCGTGGTGGGTTGAGCCGGTAGTCCTCGGCGTGAATCAGGCGTGCGCCGTCCATGATCCAGGCGAGCACCGCGCCCCCGGCGGTCTCGTAGAGGTGGTCGGCGTAGTTCTTCACATCCGAGTTGCCCTCGATGACCGCGTTGAACGGGATCACAATCAGGCGACGCCAGATGCCCGCATCCATCGCACCCACACGCGGTAGATGGTTGGTGTAGAGGATGAGGGTGTGGGACGGAGTGAACGCGAAGGGGGCCTTGTACTTCTTCTCCGCGTAGATCTGATCGGTGGAGGCGAGCTGCTTGACCGTGGAGGTGGATAGGCGCACGCCTTCTTCGGACTCGGCGGCGATGATGAGCCGTTTACCTTTCGCTTCGGCGAGTTCAGGTTTGACGTTCCGGTTCCCGCCAACGGTGAGCACGTCGGCGGACATGTTGCCCGCATAGCTGCCGAGCACGCGGGCGATCGTGTTCCAGAACGTGGACTTGCCGTTACGACCATCCCCGTAGGCGATCACGAGCGCCTCAACCATGACCTTCCCGATCGCGGCCAGGCCGACGATCCGCTGCACATACCCGATCAACTCCGGGTCAGATTGGAAGAACACGTCCAGCGCTTCCTCCCAGACATCCGCGCCCTCGTTGTCGGGGTCGACGGCGGTTTGGCGGATGATCAGATCCAGCGGGTCATGGTCGCGGCGGGTGCCGTCACGCAGATCCCACGTGCCACCAGGCGTGTTCAGCAGGTACGGGTTGGCATCCAGCCGGTCTGGGGTGGTCAGCAACATCGGGTGCGCTTCCCGCAGGCAGGAGGTGATCGCCCGGGACTCGCGGCGTTTCAACACGAACGCCTCGTAGGTCTTCGCATCCTCAAATGCCCGGTAGGCGGCCCGCTGCGGTGAGGTGAAACTGGCGAGTGCTTTCGCTTTCGACGATGCGGCTGCAAGCACCGCATCCGCGCCCGTCACCGCGAGCTCGTCGCGGGCCTTTTCTAGCAGGTGGCCGGCCTCGGCGAGTTGCCGGTCGGTCAGTTCCTGGGCGATGCCTTGCGCAGCAGGCGCAGACTCAGACCACACGCCGCTGTCGTAGACGAGCCAGTCTGTAGCTTCCGTGAACGCCAGACGTGACGAGTATTCTGCGGTCAGCATGGATGCCTGCCCCACATCGGTGAAATCATCCGGCCGCAGGCTCGTCAACTGCGCGTAGGCTTCCGGCGACAGATAACCCGGCTGCGCCTCGACCTTGGCGGCGAACCGGCACGCGCTGTTCCAGATCAACTCCAGCTCGTGGCTCGACAACGGTGGTTCGCACAGGGATGCTTTGCGGTCGAACAGGTCACGGGCCTGTGCGGTTTGGCCGTAGCGGATCAGTACGCGGCCGGCGAAGCGGGAGAGGGTGGCGTTGCGGGAGCCTTCCCCGATCACCTGGGTGGAGGCGTCGAACGCTGCGAACACGTCGATCTCGTCGGCCTCGTCCAGCCAGGCGTCAAGTAGCTGGTTGCCGTTGTGGACGGTGATGTGAGGGTTGGGGGTGCCGTAGATGAACCGTCCGGCATCCAACGCCTGCTGGTCGAAGAAACCGAACCGTCCGGCGAGGCGGCGCTTCAACCCCGCATACACTTCTGCATCCGTGACTGGGTTGATTGGGAAGCAGACGTGGAAACGCGGCCTGGCCGACACCATCCCTTTCGGTTTCTGGTGGTTGCGGGAGGTCGCGGTCATGAACACCACACCCGCTATCAACTCGCCGAGCTTCTCCGGTGTCACCCAGTCGGATGATTCCTCGGTGTGGTCGTTGTCGATGTCCATCACCACGCAGTCCGAGGAGATGAAACCTGCTGAGGAGCGCCGGTCGCCGGTGTAGGTGGCTGCGACATGATCCAGACGCGCCAGCCGCTCCAAGTCAGCGGTGCCGGTGACCTGATTGTGGTTTGGGTAGTGGTTGTTGTGCGGGTTGCCGCTGCTGGTGGCGGCACACAGGGTGAACGGTGTCATGCGGGGTGCACCTCCTGGAAGTCGGCGTCGAAGAAGCGAACCGGGATGTCCATCTGCTGGGCCCAGTCGATCTCGGCACGCATCCCCGCCGACACACGTCCGATGTAGGCCCACAGCTGTTCGCATTTCGACAGCAGGATGCGGTTGAAGAACATCGCCAGCTCCCGGGCATCCGGGTCGGTGTCATCCATGAACTGCGGAAAATGCAGATGCGGGGCCAACGGAATCTGGCCTGCTGACACCGCGAACGCACTGAACCGGCGAGCCAGGCGCACGTTCTCCTCGACGTCGCCCGAATAGGGTGAGCAGATGTAGACCAAGGGTCGGTACCCGTACTCGGCACGTTGGATTTCTTTCAGCGCCTTGTAGCAGGTGGGGTCGGGGTATCCTTCGATGTTCTTCTTCGGGATTCCGACGTCGAGGGTGGTGGTCATCGGGCGTCCTCACCTTCACGCTCGATCAGCGGCAGCAGGCCACGGGTGTTCTTCAACAGGTCATAGATGAAGAGCCGTCCCTTCTGCGTCCAGTACATGTGGGTGCGGGTCTTGCCCTTGTCGTACTCGTGCGTCTTGGACTGGGTGTAGCCCTGCTCAGCAAACTTGGCGTAGAGGAACCAGCGGCCGGACTGATGGAACTGCACCTGCTCCTCGCGCAGAATCTGGTTGAGCTTCTTCGCCGACAGGCCGTAGTCCTTGGCGATTTCGGTGGTGGTGATCAGCGAGGGCGACGCCAACACCACGTCGTAATAGGACACCTTCGGTGCCGCCTCCAATAGGGCTTGTTCGGCGGCGAGCCGCTTGGCCCGCTCAGCCCGCAGAGTGGCGATCGCCTGCTCCAGAAACTCGTCGTCGGACAGAAGCTCGTCGATGGCGTACATGCCGTGACGGCGGATCGACGGGAGGACGTCGTCGAACACCCACGCCTCGAACTGCCGGGCGGCGGGCAGCTTGGAGGAGACGATCAGCCGGTACAGGTCGCCCTCGCTGATGAACCTGACCTGCTGAATACCACCAGGCGTTTGAAGGGGGTAACGAAACGGAACCCCCTTGCAGTGATCCTGAAGTGCCTTGCTCGGGTTGGTGTAGCCGAGGGCGGTGGCGACATCCTTGCCGCAGAACAGGATCTGCCCGCCCGAGGTGATGGTTCGGATCGTGCCGAACTCGTGGTTGGTGAACGCTTGTAGCGCGGTAGCCATGACCGGCTCCTTTTCTGAGAGCCGGGTAGACAATCGCGGGCGCGGGATGCGCCAGGCTCTCACCTGTCAGGCACGGCAGGCACCGAAACCGGACGCGGCGTGAGGAAGGCTCTCGCCCATACGCCCCCGAGCGCCGGCGAATCCGGACGGGTCACCGGAGAATCGCTGTGGCAGCCTTGACACGACCCGCGTCGCTGGAGTCCCGGCATGAACCCGGCTAGGTTGTGGGTAACCGTTCAGCTCGACTCGACCCCTGTCGGGAGTGGGCTGGATCTCTAATGTGGAGATGCCGACTTCGGCACGTGATGTTGACCAGACGGCCACGTTGACGTACCGTAGGAGATGATAGATCCCCGGTCAGGCCTCTTGTCCCGTAAGGGACAATGCACAAATGGCCGGGGCCTTTTCACTTTTTAGGGAGCTCATGGTCAAGCGCTGGCTCAGTTACGACGAACAAGTCAAACTGCTTCAAGAACGCGGTTTGACCGTCACTGACACCGCATCAGCAGCCGAGTTCCTCTCTCGCGTGAACTACTACCGTCTTTCGGGATATTTTCGTTACTGGCAAGTTGACCCAATGGCGGGCAACAATCGCTTCCTCGACGGTTCATCCTTTGAAGTGATTCAGCGGCTCTACGAAACCGAACAAGACCTGGTTGCGGTGTGTGACGAAGTGCTCCACCCGATCGAGGTTCTCCTCAGAACCAGGTTCGCGTACTACTACGCACAGCGTGTCGGAGCGATCGGATCGTTCGCTCGCGGCGATGGGTTCACGCAGTCGCCTGATCCCGGGGCCGCACGTGTCGAAGAACATGCCTTGTCGAATCTGGATCGCAGTAAGGAGACCTTTGTGTCTCACTATCGTGATGAGATCGAGACGGGCAACGCCTACAGCACCAAGGCATACGCGCGGATGCCGATTTGGGTAGCAGTTGAGGCTTTCTCGTTTGGCAGCCTGTCCAGGCTTATTGAGGCTTCAAGCAAGTCCGGAGTGCTGCACGACATGGCAGCTTCGATGAACGTATCTCCAACTACGCTGCCTAGCCAAATCCGATCATTCGTCTACCTGCGCAACCGCAACGCGCACTGTGCAAAGCTGTGGAACCACTCTGTTCTCGACCGTCCAGGGCTCCTGACCAACATCGCCCGACGAGCCAAGCGAGACCACCGCCAGTTCAACGATCACTCGATCTACAAGATCTTCGTAGCGCTTGACCAAGTCGCCACCAAGACCGGTATCCAGCAGGATTGGCTTGCCAACCGCGTCGAGCCGATCCTTGCCACGAACGCCCTTCTCGCCGCAGGCATCGCAACCCCAGCTCGCTACGGCGAAATGCCGAAGGAGCTACTCACCGCCGACCACTAGCTCTACACCGTCCTCAGTCCTTGCGATAGTACGAGCACTCATACCCATCGGCATCTAGCGGGAGTCCGTCGGCCCAGTCGGGTGGGGCGGCCATGAACTGACACCCCTGCTCCACGGTGAAGCTGGAGCCGATGGGTTCGTCGATGACAATCTCATCGTGGACATGCATGACAATCCGATGCCCCGCACGGGCGACGAGCCCCATCGCGTGGACAAGCAGATCTCGAGCTGTGGCTTGCACGATGTTCTCGACGAGTTTCCCTCCGTAGGTCTCCAACCGACCCCACTTCCTGCCCGTGGTGACACCACTGTAGGTGATTGACGTGCCGTCCCACCGGTTCTCACCCAGCCTCGGTTGCACATACGCCAGCCGTCTGCCCGAGGGCAGGGTGATGAACAAGATGCCCGACTCGACCGAGAAACGCAGGTCGCGCAGCCGGACGGTACTGCGGGTAGTGATCGCATCGAGCGCGGCCTGCTCGACGTCTGCCCACAACTGGACGATGTGGGGGTTGGCTGCCCGCCAGGCATCGACGATCGGTTTCAACTCATGTCTGGCCAAACCCATCCGCAGCGCACCCATCGCCTTCAGTGCTCCGACGGAGCCGTTGTAACCACAGGCCAGCGTGGCGATCTTCCCCTTCTGGCGAAGCTCGGCGTTGACACCGTGTTTTTCGACGGGCACGCCGAACATACGCGACGCGGTTTCGCAGTAGAGGTCTTTGCCGTCGCGGAATGCTTGGAGGGTGGATGTTTCTCCGGCGAGCCAGGCGATGACGCGGGCTTCGATCGCGGAGTAGTCGGCGACGATGAACCGGCACCCAGCACTGGGGATGAAGGCGGTACGGATCAACTGGCTCAGCGTGTCGGGCACCGAGTCGTAGAGCAGCTCGAGGGCATCGAGGTTGCGTTGCCGGGTGAGGGTGCGGGCTTGGTCGAGGTCGGGCAGGTAGTTTCGGGGCAGGTTCTGTACTTGGACGAGGCGTCCGGTGAATCGGCCGGTGCGTCCTGCGCCGTAGAACTGGATGAGGCCTCGTGCCCGCCCATCGCTGCCTGCGACGTTGTGCATGGCCTGGTACTTCTTCACGCTGGATTTTGCGAGGTCTCCGCGCAGCTCCAACACTTCCCGCACGACACCAGACGCGGTGTCGAGGGCGGCTTCAACATCAGTCTTCGCCAGGGATGGCGCCTCGCAACCGTGGGTGGTGAGCCATTCCTCTTCAACTGGATGGGAGAGTTCGGGTTCTCCAGCCCGGTCAGCTCCTGCGCTCTCGCCAACGTGGCAGCTCGGTGCTCGTCGTCGAGGGCGACGGCGGCGTCCGCGAGGGTGCGATCCAAGTTGATGCCGGTGTCGTTGATGGCCTGGTCGAGGGCGTAGGCGTCCCATTCGACTTCGGGCATCGGGAACAGGGAGAGCCGGTCGTGGATTGCGAGTTCGACTTCGACGTCGCGTCGGTTGTACTCGATGAACTGCGCCCAGCCGGTTGGATCGGATGCGGGCAGGTTGCGGGTGCCGCCACCGTTCAACACGCTGGGTGTTGCCGGGGCGCAGAACTGCCGAATCAGCTTCTTGCCCGCGCTGTCCTTCTGAACGTCAAGGTCGAGGGCGGCACCGACCGCATCCAAGCCCATCGGCAGACCGAGGTAGGCCGACCACACCATCGTGCAGCGCCACTGCGCCGGATCAAGAAACTCCTCAGTGAGGAGGTCTGGGTGGTGGCGGCGCAGCCACGCCGAGAGTGCGACCCGCTCGAAGGCGGCGTTATGCGCCCACTTGACCACGCCAGGATCGACGAGTGCGGCGAGCACCTCGTCGGGCAGCTGCTGGTCGCTGGCGAGGTCGATGACGTGGACGTCGCCGCTGTCGATGCTGTAGCCGAACAGAAGCAGCTCGAACTCAGGATCGGCGGCATACGGGTACACGCCGGACTTGGTGAGGTTGACGGGGCTGTACGTTTCGAGGTCACAGGCCAATGAGCGCATGGATCAGTCCTTTCATGGACAGATGTGGAGGGAACCACCGTGATCGGCAGTCCCCTCCACAAGGTGATGGTTTTACTCGGGTGCAGTTTCAGTGCGGGCGATCTCGTTGGCCGTCACGCGTGCTCGTTCTTCTTCGAGAAGCTTGGCGAAGCGTCGTTCTTCACGCTTGTCGGCGATCCATGACAGCAGTAGCGCGACGCCGACGGGGATCAGGACGTAGACCCACACAGCGAGGGTGATCGCCATGAAGCAGTCCTTCATCACGATGAACTCCTTAGTTGAGGAAGTCGTCGCTGGCGGCGGCGGGGGTGCCGAAGTCGGACTCAGCGGAGATGCGCCCTGCGCCGAGGGGTTCGCCGTCGCGGATCTTCTGGATGTTGCCCAGCCCGCACGCCACACCCTTGTTCCCGCTCGTGTTGAACGCGTAGAACGACAGGGAGACGCGGGCGTAGCAGCCCGAGTACACCTCGGAGCGGTCGAGGATCGGTGCGACGTTCTCGTCGACTACCTGTGGCGGGGTCAGCGAGTTCGCGTTGACGAAGAAGCTGTTTGCGTAGGCTTCGTCGTCGCGCTCGGTGTCACCGTCACGCAGCGGCAGCTTCAGGGCCGCCTTGTTCGGGCGCTTGCCTCCGAACTTGGCCGTACCGGCGTCGATAGCGGCGTCGATAGCGCGCTTGATCGCGGTGATGGTGGCGGTATCCGTCTTCGGGATGATCAGCGACACCGAGTATTTGGGCTTGCCTCCCTGGATCGAGTTCGGCTCGAAGATGTGCGCGTAGGAGAGGCGGACTTCGCCGGTGACGATACGGGTCGGATTCTGGTTGGACATGATTGTTCTTCTTTCTCTTCGTTACTTGTTGGATTTCGTGAATTCGGATTCGGCACTGTGGATTTCCAGCGCGGGTCGTTTGTCGCTCTCGGGCACGAGCGTCGGCTTCCCCACGGGCTTGACCACGAGGTCGCCGAGCACCTCGTTGAAGGTCTTCTTGCCCATGAGGCGTTCCATCGCAGTGAGCGTGATGAGTCTGCGGTCGTAGATGTCGGCGTAGCCGGCAGCCTTAGCTGCTTCGGCGACGGCGGTTTCGTTGGTGTATTTGCGGATCGACCGGCCTGCGACGAGCTTGAACCTGTCCCAGTGCTTGCCCTGGTTGACCGCTTGTGCGAGGGCGTAGGCCTCCACGTCGGATGCCCACGACTTCAACAACGGCAACCGAGCCAGCACCTCGGCGATCTCGCTGTCGGACAGTTCGGCCGGTGGCGCAAACTCGTGTTGAGCGAGCGCGAGGTTGGCTTCGGCGCGTGCTCGGCAGGTCGGTGCGATGCGGCAGAACTGGCACCACGAGCCGGGGCAGAACTCGCCCCCACCTGCCGCAGCCAGTTCGGCCTTCGGTTTGACCTCGGTCTCGGCCCACGCTTCGAGTTCGGCGATGCTGGTTTCCCAGGTGTCGACGTTGTCCCGGCGCGGCTGATAGATCGTCACCGCCACGGTCTCGATGTCATACAGGTCGCCGAAGGTGCGCAGCGCGCCGAGCGCATAGAGCATGAGCTGCGGGTTGTGTGCGGCTTCGACGAGGACGCCTTGCCCGTACTTGAGGTCGATGATTTGCAGCTTGGGTTCGGCGATGATGAGGCAGTCGCCGGTGCCGAACCCGCCTGGCACGACGTGGGAGAAGTCGAGGCGCTGCTCGATCAGCACCTGCGGATCACCGCAGGTCTCCCGCGCGATCGAGATGTGTTCCTGGACGAAGGCGACGTAGTCGTCGGTCAGGTTCTCCATCTCGGCGTCGATCCAGTCCGATTCGGGCTTGAAGCCGGGTGCCTGGTGGAGGGCGCGCCGGAGCTTCCACTCCGCCAGGGCGTGTGCGGCGGTGCCCTGCTCGGCCGCCGCCGACGACGAGTCCGGCTCGCGGGATTCGAGGACGGCGCTGGGTGGGCAGTTCAGCCACCGGTGCGCACCGGACGCTGAGAGCAGCGCGTGCTGGTCAGGCATCGGACAACTCCTTCGCCTTGGCGAGCAGCCATCCGTACTTGGACGGGTCGACTGCCGAGAGCCGGTCTGCGCCGGTAGCGACAATCAGTTCCCGGACCTGCTCGGTCAGGCCTTGGCTGGAGAGCCCGGCGAGGACGCCACGCACCTGCGCCAGCGACACCGGCTCCGGCTCAGGTGTCGGTTCGGGTGCCTGTCGGTGGGTGGCCTCGTATTCGGCGGCCGCTTCTTCCAGGTCGGGCTGGGCGAGCCCGGCGGCGGCGATCGGACGCGCACCAGGCATCCCGGCATGATCCTCAAATGAGCCCCACGCGGTCTCCTCGATCGCGGCGGCGAGCATCGCCACGCCCTCAGCGATCCGGTTCAGCGCGCCAATGAACCTGTTCGAGTCGGTGACGTTCACTTGGACTCACCACCCTCGCTGGTGACACCGACCGCGTCTGCCATTGCCATCGGCTCGTCGGCTGGTTCCACGATCTCGACGGAGCCGACTTGGTTTCCTGGCACGAGCACGGTGACGCGCTGCTTACGGCCCAGGAGCTTGGCCAGGAGGCGTTCGCGCAGGCTGACTGTGCGGGTGGAGACGAGCGCATCGGCGGCGGGCTCGTCGGAGAGGTTGATGCGAAGCTTGTGCTTTCCCACCATGAGTGTTTCCCCTTTCTGGAGAGCTGATAGGTTCCGCAAGCCGTCTGCCGTTGGTGGGGCTTGCACCTATACGCCCCCGAGGGACTCGAGATCCGGACGGGTGTGCCCGAACTTCTTATGAATGCGGTCACGTGCGCGGGTGACGCTCTTGCGCACGGCATCTGCCAGCTTGTTGATCTCGGCCTGGTCAGCGTCGGGATGCTCCAGGCGGGCAATATCCGCGTAGGAGAGTTCTTCGCCCAGTGACAAGGTGAGATACTTGCGCTGCTGATCAGTCAGCGACAGCAAGATCTCGGCAAGCACCCGCCGCGACTGGGCGGCTTCCTCTGCTTCGAGGAATGCTTCTTCAGGATCGACGACCTGGTTGGCGTACAGCTCTCGACCCGCCGCAAGCGCGTCTTGCCAGTCCGAATAGGAGGTGTCGTTGCGTTTGACCGCGTTACGGTGCTGCCGGTAGAGCACGTAGGCTGCCCGGCACCATTCTTCTTTCCACGGGTCGACGTAGTCTGGATCGAGGAGCTGGTTACGCAGCAGCTTCGCCTGGGCACAGCTGCGGGCGTATGCTTCGGGCTCGATGTCTCGGAGGGCTTCGTCGGGTGCGGGCAGGTCGAGCAGTTCGATCCATGCCCACCCTTTGGCGGACGGCACATAGAGGTGCCAGTGTTCCTGCCCGTTCGAGTCGGTCTTGCAGCGGCTGGCGTACGGGCGAGGTTGTGGTTGAGAAGTAGGTGTAGCCACGGTGGGCTCCCTTCGATGTGAAGGGAGACCCGTTCAGAGGTATGAAGTTGTGCCGGTCAGCCGGGAGGCATTCAAGGGACAGCGAAGGCGGGCACCTACGAATAGATGCCTGCCGACGTGCCTCGAACGGATCTCCCGATTGACGGTTGACCACCGTGCTCGATCACAGCTCGGCGTTGTAGGAGCCCCGACCACAGGTGCGGTCGAGTCGCCCGGTGAGGCCGTTGCCGTCGACTGCGCCAGCCTCACCTGTAGGTATGTGCGGCAGCTGGTTCCAGCTACCGGCGACGGAGTACGTCACGTCGGGCTCGCGCTCGTGTCGTTGTGACGTGCTAGCGCCCTCTGCGGTAACATGTGAAGAAGTTCTTCACGAACGCGATCCGGCATGGTGTACTCCAAATACCTGATTTCAGGCTAGAAATCGGGGTCTGCTGAACTGTGAGAAAACGTGAGGGGCTGTCGTGAGAAACCATGAGACTCGATGGGTAGGAGGATGATGAAGTTCTTCGAGCTCGCCGATGCGCTACAGCCCGCCGTGCCTGGAGGATTGTCACGAGCGCCCTATCTGCGCGAGTTGATCTCGATGTTCACCAACGTCACCGAAGCCGAATGGGCGACGCGGAACGACCCCTCCACGCTGCCGTCTGATTCGACGCTGGAATCGATGGCATCCCGTGATAGCGCGTTCACGAAGAAACTGGCGAAAGCGATCACTGCCCGGTGGGGCATCAAGAACTTCGTGACCGTCCTGGACGAGCTGGAGCTAGAGACCCAACAGCTGATCACGGACAACATTGCCGCCTACGGTGAGCAGGTTCGTCTTGACCATTTCCCCGCCGACGTGGCGCGTCTACTCGTGGAGATCGTTCACGCGAAAGCCAGCACAGACCACGGCAAGCAGCAGGTGCTGACGCAGATCGCTATCCAAGCTGCCCGCGTCAAGTACGAGAAACTCGTGGTGGCTCGCTCGCGCGGCTGCACGGAATGCAGAACTCCGCTGAGGGTGATCGCGCACGGGCACCAGGCCGACTCCTACGAGATGGTGTTCCTCGACGCTGACGGTGACGAGTACGGCCCAGACGACTTCGCCGCGCTGTGTAAACCGTGTGCCGAGAAATACGAGCTCGCCCACACGTCGACCGATGTGGACAGGCTGCGGCAGCAGAACCGGCTCTGGTCGCTGAGCGACCGGATCGATGAGGGGCTCGTGCCGCTCGGCCTGGACGGCAAGATCGCCGAACTGCTCAAGGCGATCCATAACCTCCCGGTCGAAGACCTTGCCCCGGACGTCACCTATGACGTGATGCCGATGCAAGCCAAGCTCGCCGATACGAAACTGGTGCGGCGCGTCCGTGACCACATGAGCATCTACGAGACCAGGGTGCGCCAGACGGCGAAAGCCCTCCAGGAGGCAGGACAACTCGACTTCGAACGGATGCGTGACGACATTTGGGGTGCCTGGCGAGTATTGGCCGACGCTGGTCTGAGCCAGGACGAGATCTGGACCCGGCTCACTGCATGGATTCACCAGCACACGAACATCGACGATTACGCCTGCGGGGTGGTCGTCTCGTTCCTGACCCAGATCTGTGAACTGTTCAAACCAAGGAGGCCGGTACTGGCATGATCAGGCTTCCCAACAAGCTCTACCGGTTCAACGAGACCGTGCTCGCGGACTTTGTCACCATTCTCAAGACCCTCGGCACCGAATCCGTACCGGTTCTTGACGTGCAGCGCCGCCTCGCCGACAAGCTGCACACCGAAGACCTCATCGAGGCCCTCACCCTCCTGCTCACCCTTGGGGTGCTCGACCTGGATGCCAACGAGGGGCTGATTAGTCGTGCTCACTAGGCTCTGGTCACCGGCATTCCACCGCAACGGCGAGCCGCGTCCGGTCATCACCATGCATGCCGGGGTGAACATTGTTGAAGGTGCCGACCAAGCACAAAACTCGATCGGCAAATCCACGCTGCTCCAAATCATCGACTTCATCTACGCCGGGAACGACTTCCTGAACTCGGACGCTGTACGACTCCCGCAAGCCGTCGGCCACCACGCCATTCACTTCACCCTCAGACTGACCGGTACGGATCAACACTTCGTCCGTGCCACCGACCGGCCCGGGTTCGTCACCCGCTATCACGACGCCGACTGGCAGGAGATGGTCGAAGACCTCACCCTGGCCGAGTATCAGCAGTTCCTGCTCGACGAGTACGGCCTCGGGGAAACCGGCGGCACCTGGCGTGAACTGGTCGGACGATTCAGTCGCGTCGATGAACGCGATATGGCGCTCCTGGATCGGCCACTGGCCGCAGCCGCACGTGCCAACGACATCGAAGGCGCGAAAGCACTCCTGCGACTGTTCGGCGCGTACGAGGAGATCGAGAAGATCCAATCCCGCTACGACCAGGTACGCAAAGAAGTCGACGCTCTCAATGCGATGGCGAAAGGCAAGTACTCCAGCTACATCAAGTTCACGACGAAGAAGGAACGCACCGCCGCCCAGAAAGAACTCCTCCAGGCTCGTAGCGAAGCGAAACAGCTGCGAACCCACGCCGACCTTGATCTCTTCGAAGCCGAGCGGAGAGCCAGGGAGGAGCAGGCGCTGCGCCGCTCCGAACTGCGACCGCTCACACAGCAGCTCGACGAGATCAACAGCAGACTCACGATCGTCAACGCCACCCTCGCAGGGCAAACCCGGATCACCACCCGTGACCTGGAAGAGTTCTACGAGTTCTTCCCCCACGCGAACCGTGAATCCTTAGAAACCATCGAGTACTACCACCACCAGCTCACCGGTATCCTCGAAGACCAGCTCCGCGAGCAGCAGCGCCACTACCAGGCGCAAGCAGCCGAGTTGCAGGTCGCCATCGACAACTTGAAAGCCAAGATCCTGGCGCTCGGAAAATCCGTGCAGCTCGATGATGAGGTCTACGACCAGTCCGCCCAGCTGCAAGCCCGGATCGACCGACTCGAAGAGCAAATCCGTGCCTTCGACCACAACGAGGAACTCAAGAAGGAACGCAAACAGCTCAAACATGAGATCGATGAGGCCATCCCGCAGACGCTCGGGCATCTGACAGACGCGATCAACACGCAGATTAAAACCGCCAATGATGCGCTCTACCCGCAGCAGCATCGCAAGAGCCCACTGTTCACGTTCAAGGCCGCAGCGAAAGGCGTCTCCTATACGTTCGACCACAACGGGGACACCGGCTCGGGTGCCAAGGCCAAGAACCTCATCGTGTTTGACCTTGCCGTCCTGCAAAGCACACCGCTGCCGTTCCTCATCCACGACTCGGCGATCATCAAACCCGTCGCCTTCGCGCCCGTCCACGAGTTGCTCACCATCTACGCCCACAGCAGCACGCTTACTAGCGGCGCGAATGAACCCAAGCAGGTGTTCTTCTCCTTCGACGCCACCAAGGCCTACGGCACCGGAGCCGAAGACGCCGTTGCTGAGAACCACATCATCCACCTCGACGAAGGCACCGAAGCCCTCTACGGCTTCACCTGGAACCTAGAAACCGACCAAACCGATGCAGGAGACGACCAACCGTGATCATCACCTTCAAACCACTATGGAAACTCCTCATCGACCGCGACATGACCCGCGAAGATCTACGCCACGCCGCAGGCCTGTCACCAGCCACCATCGCCAAACTCGGCAGAGACGGCAACGTCACCACCGACGTCCTCGCCCGCATCTGCCAAGCACTCGATTGCAGCTTGGAACAAATCGCCCTAGCTACATCGCGCAGCGATCCATGCGGTGAAAACCATGAGCACGCATAGCGACCCCCAGACTTCAATCTTCTAAGCAACGGAGCAATTCATGTCAGATACGATCAATCAAGTCCCGGGCACCACACCCGATTTCACGACAGAGGCAGCGAACAAACTCGCTCTACTGTTCCCAGAGATCGTGGCCGACGGGAAAGTTGACATCGGTAAGCTCAAAATCATCCTCGGAGTCGATGTTGATGACGCCCGTGAGAGGTTCGGTCTGACCTGGCCCGGCAAGGCACAAGCCATCCGAGCGGCGCAAACACCGACGACGGCAACCCTGATGCCCGACAAAGAGAACTCTGTAGATTGGGACGCCACCCAAAACGTGTTCATCGAGGGTGACAACCTCGAAGTCCTCAAGGTCTTGCAGAAGCACTACTACGGGCAGATCAAAATGATCTACATCGACCCGCCCTACAACACGGGCAATGATTTCGTGTACAGCGATGATTACTCTGACTCAATTGGCTCATACTTGGAGCTTGCGGGTCAAGCCGACGAACTCGGCAAACTTTCTACGAACTCCGAATCAGCTGGCCGTTTTCACTCGAACTGGCTCAACATGATGTATCCAAGACTCAAAACATCTCGGAATCTCCTAGCCGACGACGGTGTCATCTTCATAAGCATTGGGGATAAAGAACAGTCGCGACTAAAAGATATTTGTGATGAAATTTACGGCGAGCACAATTTCATTGCAAGTTTCATTTGGGAAAAATCCCAGCACTTCGGGCGTCAGAAAGTAAACTCCTACTCAAATCACGATTTCATTCTGTGTTACGCCCGGCAATTATTTGACCCGCAAGGCAGCAAAAAAGAGCTGCTTGTCGAGTTCTCAAAGACTGAATTCGAAGACGCGCCCCTGTACAATGCCTCAAATCCAGAGAATACACTGCTATTCCCAGCTGGATCAACGAAGTTTAATATCCCTGACGGGGTCTATGCTGAGTCATCCGATCAAAAGTACTCATTGCGCACCCCGGTTGTGGTTAAGCAGGGAAGGAATGAGAATTCGTTCGAGCTGAAATTTCGGTCTCGATGGTCGCGCGAGACCGTCTTGGCAGAGGCCGAAAAGGGGACAACTTATTGGGTAAAGTCAAAGAACTTCGCCATTCGAGCGGTCTATTCTGAAGGCAAAGCCTCGAACGAATCCCCGAGGCAAGTAATCTTCACTAATTCTTCGGCACCGAATAGAACTAAAAGCAGGTTCGGTGTGCCTGTGGGTACGAATGAAGAAGCTTCTTCGCAGCTCAAAGAACTCATGGGGGGAGATTACTTTTCGTACCCAAAGCCGACAAGCCTTATAGAGTACCTGGTTTCACTAGTGGCCCCGGGCACAGTTCTGGACTTTTTTGCGGGTTCAGGAACCACTGCTGAAGCGGTGATGGCACTCAATTCTAGGGATGGAGGCGACCGACAAACGATCTCAGTACAGCTACCAGAGCCGCTAGAGGAGGAGAAGCCTGACGCTCACGTAGCTGGATTCGAAACAATTGCTGATATCTCGCGCGAGCGTATCCGCCGTGCGGGAGAGAAGATCCTTGAGGAGGAGTCAAGCAAGCTTGATGGTCGCCCAGATTCCCTCGATGTTGGTTTCCGCGCTTACAAGCTTGTGGACACTAACTTCACGAAGTGGAGGGCGGACTCTGGACTCTCTGAAGACGAGCTAGTCGGTTTGTTTGCCGACTTGGCTGACTCGGCTGATGATCATGCCCGTCCCGAGGCGCTCCTGACCGAGGTGCTCTTGAAGCTGGGGTTCTCGTTGACGGAGAAAATCGAAACTGTTGAGGTCGCGGGCTTAAGCGTGTTCAGTGTGGCTGATGGCCTGGTGCTGGCTTATTTGGATGAACACACCCAGCCGACACTGGACCAGCTGCGCGCTCTTGTCGGTGAGGAGCCGGAGCGTCTGGTGGTTCTGGAGGATGCATTCCAGGGCAATGACGAGTTGAAGACGAATCTGGTGCAGGAGTGCCGCACGCGCAACGTTGATCTGTGGACGGCGTAGGAGGGTTCGGGTTCCATGAAATTCCAGTTTGACCCGCGCCAGCCGTACCAAACCAGTGCGATCGAGGCCGTCACTGACCTGTTCGATGGGCAACCAGCTGACGCAGACCAGCTTCTCACCAGCCTGCAGTACCTACCGTCACAACAGACGCTCGATTTACCAGATGTCGGTGGTCAGGAAGCCTTCGACGTTTTCTTAGAGATCGGCGCATACGGCAACAATCTTGTCCTCGACCAGGACACGATTTTGAAGAACCTGAAGCGCGTGCAGGACAGGAACGGCCTGGAGATCAACGAAGAGTTGGTTGATGGGTTGCAGTTCGATATCGAGATGGAGACCGGCACGGGTAAGACTTATGTCTACCTGCGCACGGCCTTTGAGCTGGCCACGAAGTATAAGTTCAACAAGTACATCATCCTGGTTCCCTCGGTTGCGATCCGTGAGGGCGTGAAGACCAGCATCCAGTTGATGCGAGAGCACTTCCGCCACCTGTACCCGCAGATCAACATGGACTACACCGTCTACTCCGGTGACCGGGCTGAGGACGTGCGTGATTTTGCTACGGCTACGTCCTTGCAGTTCATGGTGATGACGATCGACTCGATCCGTGGTGATAAGAACACCCGCATCATTCACCAACAGCGCGACAAGCTGTCCGGGCTGCGTCCGTTGGATTATTTGCAGGCGACCCGGCCGATTGTGATTATGGACGAGCCGCAGAACATGGAGTCGCTGCTCGCGCAGTCTGCTGTGGCTGACCTGAACCCGATGTGTACGTTGCGGTACTCTGCCACGCACCGCATGACCCGCAACGTCGTGTACCGGTTGGATCCGTTGGATGCGCATCGGCTGGAGCTGGTGAAGAAGATCGTTGTTTCGGATGCGCAAGAGCTCGGGAGCGCGGCTAAACCGTATGTGAAGCTGCTTGAGGTCAAGCGTGACCCGACCTTCAAAGCTGGCCTGGAGTTGATTTGTCGTAAGAAGGATGGTTCGTACGCGAAGCGGAAGGTTACCGCGACTCAGGGCGCTGACCTGGAGCGGCTCTCTGGCGGTAACCCGGCGTATGAGGGGAATTGGCGGATCAACGAGATCAGCGTGATGCCTGAGCAGATTGAACTGACCAACTACGGCTATCTGCGCGTAGGGGAAGAGATCGGTAGTAACCAGGCCGCTGTCTTCCAGGCGATGATCCGCGAGACCGTTCGCGAGCACATCCGGAAAGAGGAACAAGTGCACCCCCAGGGAATCAAGGTGTTGTCGCTGTTCTTCATCGACAAGGTCGCCTCCTACCTGGGTGAGGGCATCAATAACCTGGACGCCAACGGTGATTTCGCAACCTGGTTTGACGCCGTCTATCAAGAGGAGCGGGCGAAAAACTCTGCCTCTCATGCGTTTTTACCTGCCGATCCGATAGAGGCACGCTCGGGCTACTTTGCTCAGATGAAGCGGGGCAAGGGCAAGGCTGCGCAGATGACGTTCAAGGACTCCTCGGGCAAGACAAAGGCTGATGATGACGCCTATGAGCTGATCATGAAGGACAAGGCTCGGTTGCTGAGCATGGATGAGCCGGTTCGGTTCATCTTCTCCCACTCTGCGCTGCGTGAAGGGTGGGATAACCCGAACGTGTTCCAGATCTGCACCCTGCGCGACATGTCCAGCGAGACAGAACGCCGTCAGACGATCGGGCGCGGTTTGCGTCTGCCGGTTAACCAGGATGGTGAGCGCGTCAAGGACGCCGGTACCGCACAGTTGACGGTCGTAGCGAACGAATCATATGCAGCGTTCGCTGCCGCACTGCAGGACGAATACAAGCGTGCCGGTGTCGCCGTCGGTTACGTGCGTAAGACCGAGTTCGCCGAACTACCGATCGTTGAGGACGGTAAGGAATCCCGCCTTGGCACGCGCCGCTCCGCTGAAATCTGGGATGCTTTGCACGATCGCGGTTACATCAACGATGCCGGTGAGGTCTTGGGCACGTGGGTGCCGGAACAACTCGGGTTCACAGTCGGGCTACCTGAACAGTACGCGGGCTACGAGCAAGAAGTCATTGACCTGGTTGAACGGTGCAAGATCGAAGTGCTGGTCAAGCCCAAGCGCAAGCGCGTGACTCGCTCGCTGAACAAACAGGTGTATGCCACACCCGAGTTTGAGCAGTTCTGGGAGAAGATCACATCGCGCACCACCTACCGGGTGAGCCTAGACCGTGCTGACCTGGTTCGACGATGTGTGACAAGAATCAAGGAAGCCCCAGAGATTCATCCGATCCGTATCCAGGTCACACGCACGGGGCTGGAGCTCACCCGAGGTGGGCCGAAAGGTTCGGTTCTTGGGTCCCGCGACGAGGTACTCAAAGAGTCCTACCCGTTGCCAGACATTATCTTGCAGCTCCAGGAATCCACCTCGCTGACCCGTAAAACGATCATCGACATTCTGATGGGCTCGGAGCGGGTAGGTGAGTTCCTGACGAACCCGAATGACTACATCAAGATGGTTACCGGGTGCATCGAAACCGAGCTTGCTCACACCCTCATCGAAGGGATCCAGTATGAGCCGATCGGTGGCAGCATCTACGAACTACGTGAGCTACAGGCCGATGGGCTTGAGGAGAAGGATCGTTTTATCGACCAGCTCTACAAGGTGACCCATAAGGAGAAGACCGACTTCGATTATGTGGTCTTCGACTCGGCGGTTGAGAAACAGTTCGCCCAGTACTTGGATGGGCGTGAGGACATCAAACTGTTCATGAAGCTGCCCGACAAGTTCCGCATCCCTACTCCGGTCGGGGACTATAACCCGGACTGGGCGATCATCAAGGTCGAAGATGGGGTCGAGCACTTGTATTTGGTGCGTGAGACGAAGTCAAGCCAAGATCCTTCGAAGCGTCGCCCGAGCGAAAACGCGAAGATCACAGCAGCGATGAAGCACTTCGAGGCCATCGGCGTGGACTACGCGGTGAGTTCTCCTGATCGCTGGGCAATCTAGGAGACGAATGCGTGTTGCGGCGTTTAAGTGACTATCAGGCCAAGTTCTATGCTCACGAGCTGGATCGTTCCTACGCGTCCGATCATGTTGGGCGGTTAGCGGGTCTGCTGTTTGATGCCCAGGTGGAGCCCAAGCCTCACCAGGTGGATGCGGCACTGTTCGCGTTGCAGACCTCGTTCACGGACGGGGTGATCCTGGCTGATGAGGTCGGCCTCGGTAAGACGATCGAGGCCGGGATCGTCATCAGCCAGTACTGGGCACAACGTCAACGCCGCATCCTCATCATCGCCCCGTCCTCGCTGCGTCAGCAGTGGCAGCAGGAGCTGAGTGAGAAGTTCGCGCTGCCTGCCACGTTGATGGACAGTAAGAACATCGACACACTCATCGCCCCAGGTGGCCGTGATGAGATCCTCATCTGCTCCTACGAGTTCGCAAACTCCCAAACCCACAAGCTCATCCGTACATGGGATCTGGTGGTGTGCGATGAGGCGCACCGGTTGCGCTCCCACTGGACAGGACAAGCGAAAATCGCGGGCAATGTTGCCAGGATCTGTCAGGCCGCAGGCAAAACGGTGATGCTGACCGCAACCCCGCTGCAAAACCGTCTTGAAGAGCTCTACGGGCTGGTCAGCGTGTTCGCACCCGACTACTTCCACTCGCTTGAAGCGTTCAAAGAACGCTACCTCGACCACCCCGAAGGAGTCGGGAACGACGATCTTTCCGCACGAGTGGCACGTATCGCCAAGCGCACGTTGCGCAAGGACGCGGATAAGTACATTCGCTTCACCCAACGGATGCCGCTGACCATCGCTTTCACACCCAGCCCCGAAGAGATCCAGCTGTACGACAAGATCAATGAGTATTTGCAGCGACCATTCTTGTGGGCCTTCGCCAAGTCCCAACGGCACCTATCTGCACTCATCTTGCGCAAACGGCTCGGCTCTTCATCCTTCGCGGTGGCTACGACGCTGGAGAGAATCGCGGATCGTCTCCAGGCAGAAGTGAAGGCTGGACGTAGACGCAATGACGCGGGCGGTCTTGTAGACGACCCCGACCTGACCAGCGAGATGCGGGAAGCCAGCGAAGCCAACACCGACACTAGCGTTGAGCAGATCGACACCGGTCAGCGTGCCGAGATGCTCGACGAGGTGAACGAGCTGCGCGGCTTTGCTGCCCTGGCGCGGTCGATCACGGTCAACCAGAAGGCTGTCAAACTCGTCGACGCACTTGAGCAAGGCTTCGAGAAGCTCCGGGAGATTGGTGCACCCGAAAAAGCGATCATCTTCACCGACTCGACCGTCACCCAGGACTACCTCGCCCGGTCACTGACCGATGCTGGGTGGGGTGAAGGGCTGATCCTGTTCAACGGCAGTAACGACAGCCCGGAATCGAAACGGATCTACGACAAGTGGCTAAAGGAAAACCACGGCGGTGACCTCGTCACCGGTATCGCTGCTGCTGACCGCCGTAAAGCTCTCGTTGATGAGTTCCGTGACCGTGGCCGATTGATGATCGCCACCGAAGCTGCCGCTGAAGGTATCAACCTTCAGTTTTGCTCCATGCTCGTCAACTACGACCTGCCGTGGAACCCGCAGCGTATCGAGCAGCGTATTGGCCGTGTGCACCGGTTCGGGCAGAAGCACAATGTCATCGTGGTGAACTTCTCCAACAAGGGCAACCTTGCAGAAGAACGCATCCTCGAACTACTGAGCGAGAAATTCCAACTGTTCACATCCGTGTTTGGCGCATCCGATGAAGTACTGGGGCAGATCGAAGACGGTCTGGACTTTGAGAAGTCGATCTCTGCCATCTTGGACAACTGCAAAACAGCTGCCGAGATCGATGCAGCGTTCAAGGAACTCGAGGAACGGTACTCGAAACAGATCAACCGTGAGATGAAGAAGACACGGGCAAAAGTCTTCGACAACCTCGACCCGAAAGTACGCGACAAACTCAAGTCCTACGACGCACAGACCGGGGTGGTGCTCAACGCCTTCGAACGCCTACTCATCCGGGTCACCCACCACGAACTCGAAGACCTGGCGACCTTCAACGGTTCGGGTACCCAGTTCACACTCCACGAACCACCACACGTGGGCATCCCAGTTGGCGACTACTACTTCAAATCGGAACCCCGGAAGGGCGCGCACCAATACCGGTACACCAGCGACTTGTGTGCCTGGGTGATCGACGCAGCGAAAACCCGTGCAACCCCACCAGCAAGACTCACCTTCAAGATCAGCAGCTCAGAGCGTGCAACCGCAATTGCAAAACGCCTGCGCCACAAGCGAGGAAGGCTACGTGTTGAAGAAGCCAGCTTCGCTATGAAGGCAGGAAGCCAGCAGCTGCACGAGTCCTACCTGCTGACCGCTGGGTTCTTTGACGACGGCACCCCTATGGATCATGAGCAGATTAGAGACCTTCTCGACCTGCACTGCACCGACAGCACTGCTGACCACGTCGAGACCAGAGGTTTCGACGAAGTCATCGCACAGGAGCTGGAGGAACTCAGAGGTGACGTCGAAGACCGCAACGCGCGCTTCTTCCTCGAACAAGAAGCACTCCTCGACGCGACACGGCTCGACCTCAAGGCGAAGTACGACGCGAAGATTCGCGAGTACCAAGCCAAGGAAGCCACCGCAAACAAGGAAGCTCGCAAGGCCTCGAACGCTACCCAAGAGCTGAAGCTGAAGCAGGAGGCGCGTCAGTGGCGACGCAAGGCTGACGATGCTGAGGATGAATACCGCAGTGAGCGGAACCGTCTCCGTGATGAGTCCGATCAACTGCTCGACAACGCACAAGATGCTCTCCAAGCGAAGCAGTCCCGCCAGGTGCTCTTCAGCATCAACTGGGAGGTCAAGTGAACATGCCAGTGCCCAGGGAAGGTATGTCTGATGGCTAGGCCATATGTTTCGCACAAGAAGCTCTGCGACAACTCTCGCGCGGCGATGCTCGCAGCCATCGAAATCTACAACAAGCCACAAACGACTTATCGTGAGCAGGTCGTCACAGTTCTTGTCGTCAACGCATGGGAACTCATCCTCAAGGCTGCTCTACGGAAAGCTAAGAAGAACATTTTCTACAAGAAGAAGCGCGGTGAAGACTACCGATCTTTTTCCTTAGAGCATTGCATCGCTGATATGGATCGCCATCGTCTTTGGCCCAGTAGCGTTGACGGAGATGGCGTTCGAGCTAACCTGCATGTCCTCACTGATTATCGAAACAAGATCATCCACCTTTACGTGTCCGACGATCTCAACACGATCCTCTACATGTTCCTTCAGCAAAGCATCGTGAACTACCGCGACTTCGTGCTCGATGTCTTCGGTAAGGACTTGGCTGATGACATCACATGGACGCTTTTGCCGCTCGCTGCGAGCACCCCCAGCGATGCAATCCGATCCCTACGAGTCGACGGGGATGGAAGATCCACGCAAGTAGTCGAGGACTTCCTACGAGACCTGAGGAAGATCATCGGCGAAGCTGAAGATCTAGGAGCAGACATGGGCCGCATCGCCATGATCCAAGAGATCAACCTGCAATCTGGGAAGAAGATCAGCCGAGCCGATCTTGAAGTTGCGATTGACCAAGGTGCCGCAACCACGATCGTTCAACGAAAAGTGGACCCCAACGAAACACACCCGTATTCCGCAACGCAACTGATAGCGCGAGCGAATAGGGCAAGGAAGAACGGGAGGAAGCTAACCAGCTACGATCTGACTTGCATGGCGTGGAAACACAATATGCGAGACAACAGCAAGTTCGCTTGGCGAGGAACCCATAGCCCCACCCACGTGTGGTCTGGAGATGCGTTGAGCTTTCTCAAGAACCAAACTGACGAGGAGTTCGACCGCGTCAGGGCGGAGTACAATCAGTATCAGCGATACAAGAAGCGCAGCAAGAAGTGAAGGGTGACTCCCGGATACCTTTTGACGCGACCCCTGTGCTTTTTGACGGCTCCGAGTTCGTGCCGCAGAGTGGGTGCAAAACCAGCTCGCCCCGCTGAATCGGCTCCACAATCAGCTGGCCGAACTGACCCCGCCAGCGTGCCGGTACTTCGCCCGCCACGACCGAACAGCTCGCGTTCCCCGTGTTATCGCGCCATTTCACGCGGCGAGCACACAATCGCGCACATCGTTAGTTTGTATCACTCGCGCTATCCAACGTTTGCCGACAATGACCCTGATCGGGGTGGCAAGCTGGGTCTCGATCCGAGCATTGTTGGCCGGGATGAGGCTGGTGTCGGCCTTGTCCCCGTCCTCACTGATCTGGAAGGTATCGGTCAATGTGGCACCGCCAAAAGGCTGGTAGGCAACCTTCGCCGCCTCGACACCCTGCTGCTCAGCCAGCAGGGACTGGTAAGTGGTCTCGACGTTGACGCAGGACATGTAGTAGGCAAGCAACATGATCTCGTTGCACCACAGCTCGCCCGCATGTCCGTCGACGCCATATTTGCGCGCCAAGTCCACCGGATCGATAATCCCCGACTGCAAGAGCCGGACGATGAACGTTCCAGTGCCGGTGAATGGGTCGAACACGACGGCGTTCGCCTGGGTGGAGTTCCCGATCGGATACGCCAACAGATCCAGCGGCTTGCTGGTCGGATGATCTGCGTTGCGGCGCGGCTTGGCGAAATTCCAGACGGTGGTTTGTTTCCGGTCCGAATACCACTTGTGCTTGCCGTTCTTCACCCAGCCGTAGAGCACGGGCTCGTGTTGCCACTGGTACGGGGATCGCCCCAGCACGAGCGAGTCCTTGACCCAGATACAACAGCCCGAGAGCTTGAAGCCTGCGTCTTGGAAGGCACGGCGGAAGTTCAGACCTTCGGTATCAGCGTGGAACACATACGCCGATGCGCCCTTCTCACACACTTCCGCGATCTGGGTAAAGGCGGCGAGCAGGAACTCGTAGAAGGCGTCCGCGCCCATCTTGTCGTTCTTGATCGACAAGCCGTCGGACGATTCGAAAGCGACGTTGTATGGCGGGTCGGTGAGCACGAGGTTGGCGCGCTTGCCATCCATGAGCGTGGCGACGTCGTCGGGGCGGGTGGCGTCGCCGCAGACGAGGCGATGCCGTCCAATCGTCCACACATCCCCACGCTGGGCGAACGCGGCGGCTTCCAGGGCGGCTGTCAGGTCGAAGTCGTCGTCCTCCACGTCGTCCTCATCCAAGGAGCCGATCAACTGCTGGATTTCGTTGTCGTCGAAGCCGGTCAGCTCCGCATCAAAATCGGAGGCATCCAAGTCGGCGATGAGCAGTGCGAGTTTGTCCTGGTCCCAGTCGCCGCTGATCTTGTTCAAGGCGACGTTGAGCGCTTTCTCCCGCGTCTCGTCCAGTTCGACGACCACGCAGTCGACGCTTGTTTCACCGAGGTCTTCGAGGATTTTGAGGCGCTGGTGGCCGCCGACGACATGCCCGGTGGTCTGGTTCCAGATGACCGGTTCGACGTATCCGAACTCAGTCAGCGACCGCTTGAGTTTTTCGTAGTCGGGGTCGCCGGGCTTCAGGTCTTTGCGCGGGTTGTAGTCGGCGGGCGTGAGTTCAGTGATGGGTAGCTGTTCGATGTGCATGGGTGTCCACCGCCTTCAGTAGGTCGCGCTCGTAGCGCCAGGTTTGTTCCCGACCCATGTGCCCGTAGAACGCCAGATCCCTGTAGCGGGGTGTACGCAGGGCGAGGGCGTCGATGATCCCGGCCGGCCGCAACGCGAACACGTCCCGCGCAGCCTGGGTGAGGATCGGATCGGCGTATTCGCCGGTGCCGAGCGTGTCCACACTGAAGGCGACCGGATCAGCCTTCCCAATCGCATAAGAGATGGCCACCTGGCATTCAGCGGCCAGACCGGCATCGACGATCGTCCGGGCAATCAGCCGCGCCATGTAAGCCGCAGACCGGTCGACCTTGGAGGGGTCTTTACCGGAGAACGCACCCCCACCATGGGGCGCGAGACCGCCGTAGGTGTCGACCATGAGCTTCCGACCCGTCAGCCCGGTGTCGGCGCGAGGCCCGCCCGCAACGAACCGGCCCGAAGGATTCACCAGCACCTCCGTGTCGCCGTCGACAGGCAGGTAAGGCCGGCAAGCCGGGGCAACAATCAACGAGCGCACCTCACGCTCCAACACCGCCAGATCCTTGCCCGCCTCGTGCTGCACCGACACGACAACCGCCTCCACCGCGATGGGTGTGCCGGTGTCGTCGTAACGCACCGAGACCTGTGCTTTCCCGTCCGGCTTGATCCCGGCGATGGTTCCGTCGACCCGTGCGGTGTCGAGGCGTCGGCAGATGCGGTGTGCGAGAACAAGCGGCAACGGGAGACGTTCGGGGGTCTCACTGGTGGCGTAGCCGTAGACGGTGCCCTGATCACCTGCCCCCTGCAAGGCGAACGCCGAGCTGTCGCCGCCGCGTGCCTCCAGGGAGGTGGACACTCCGGCGCTGATGTCGCCGGATTGGCGGCGCGTCCACACATAGATCAAGAACCCGAGCGGACTGTAACCGGCTTTCGCGAGGGCGGTGCGCACCGACTCCCGAATGCGGGGGCGGTGGTCGGTGGTGATTTCGCCGGTGACGATGATCCGCCTGCCTGCGGCCATCACCTCCACTGCCACCCGGGCAGCCTTGTCCTCGAAGAGGATGTCGTCGAGGATCTGGTCGGCGATCTGATCGGCCAACTTGTCCGGATGACCAGCGCACACGGACTCGGCAGTACGAACAAGAGACATGAGCACACTCGCTTCCACGAAACACAGACGGAAAAAACAGCGCCCACCCCGCTCGGGGATGGACGCAAACAGCAGGAAAGACGGTCAGGAGCGGGCTTTGAGCAGATGCTCCATCACCTCGTCGCCGGGCGCTACACCCGCGTAGTCGGTGGTGCAGGTGGCGCGCACGATCTCGTAAATCTCGTACCAATACACATTCGCCTGCTTCCCAAACGACTGCGACATGGCGACGAACGGGGACGCGATGGCGGCACCGGTGGTGGGGTGTTTGCCGAGCAGGCCGAACTTGGAGATCGCCTGCTCGCACTGCACATAGCGGGCGAACGCCTGCGCGTACGACTCAATCAACCTTGGTGCCACGAACTGCGAACAGCCGCGCTGGTCGAGCCACTGCCACGTCTCCCGGTAGACCAAATCTGCGCCGAGGGGTTTGCCGTCGCGCTGAATCTCGGACAGGTAGTCGGACGGTTCGGGCATCGCCTCTCCGGCGAGCACCGCACCGGCACCGATGTCGCCGCCTTCGAAGTTGAACGGCTCGTTCAGCGGGTCTTCGAGGCGGGTGGCGGGTCGTCCGGCGGCGAGCTTCTCATTCAAAGGG